GTACATCCTCTAATGCTGCGGGTCGCAAGTTGACCTCAGTAGAGTGTCATGATATCGTATGTAAGATTGCAGAGATCGTTGTGGTTGGTGGTGTTCGTCGTAGTGCACTCATTTCCCTCTCAAACCTCTCAGATGACCGTATGAGACACGCCAAGTCGGGTCAGTGGTGGGTAGATCACTCACAACGTGCACTGGCAAATAACTCTGCATGTTACACCGAAAAACCCGATATGTCAATCTTCATGGACGAGTGGAAGGCTCTGTACGACTCCAAGTCTGGTGAACGTGGTATCTTCAACCGACAGTCTGCAAATAAAATGGCAGAGAAATCCGGACGAAGAACTATCGATGGGTTTGAATTCGGTACCAACCCATGTTCAGAGATCATCTTAAGATCACGACAGTTTTGTAATCTCTCTGAAGTTGTGGTACGTGCAGATGACACATGGGAGACTCTCGCTGAGAAGACACGCATCGCCACTATTCTTGGTACCATTCAATCCACATTGGTAAACTTTAAGTATGTTTCTGCTGGATGGAAAAAGAACTGCGAAGAAGAACGATTGTTGGGTGTGTCTATGACTGGTATCATGGACAACAAACTGACCAATGGAAAAACGAAAGGTCTTGAAGAAAATCTAGAGAAACTCAAGGAAATTGCAGTTGAAACCAATGCCAAGTTTGCACGTGCAATGGGCATCGAACAGTCTACTGCTATTACTTGTGTGAAACCATCAGGCACAGTGTCACAACTAGTTGATGCTGCGTCCGGTATTCACGCTCGTCACAACCCATACTATATTCGTACCGTACGTGGTGACAAGAAAGACCCACTGACAATGATGATGGTTGATGCTGGATTCCCTGTTGAAGATGATCAGATGAATCCTTCACACACGTCCGTGTTCTCTTTTCCTATGAAGGTGGACAAGGGTGCGGTATTCCGACAAGACATGACTGCAATCGAACAATTAGAGATGTGGTTGGTATATCAAAAACACTGGTGTGAACACAAACCTTCGGTGACGATCTCTGTACGAGAAGAAGAGTGGATGGAAGTAGGCGCATGGACATACAAGAATTTTGATTTTATGTCTGGTGTATCTTTCTTGCCGTTCTCTGATCACACCTACGCACAAGCACCTTATCAGGATTGTACCAAAGAAGAGTACGAAGAAATGCTGAAGATTATGCCTAAAAATGTCGAATGGAACGATCTCGCTAAGTATGAAGAGACAGACATGACAGTAGGCAGTCAAGAACTGGCTTGTGCCGCTGGCAATTGTGAGATCGTATAGTGGAAGAGTTTAACTATTCACTAGATTGTCCTTCCTGTGATGCGGCAGTTGACATTAGAGTTCGTCATGAAGACGAACTTCCAGTGTTTTGTCCTATGTGCGGAGAAGATGTGAATGAGAGCTGGCATGTGACTGATTAACACGTATAAGTAGTACCATGACTTGGTATTATGAAGGTAAGGTATTTGAACCCACGGACGAAGATCTGACAGATCTGGTGGGTTTTGTGTATGAAATTGAAGAACGGTCGACCGGTAAGAAATACATCGGGAAAAAGTTCTTTTGGAAACCAAAGATTTTGCCAGTCACCAAGACTCGCAAAAGACGGAAACGCACTAAGGTGCAGAGTGACTGGCAAAATTACTTTGGTTCAAGTGAGATCCTAAAAGAACGAGTCGCTGAAGGTGGTATATACCACCGCACCATTCTCCGACTTTGTTCTACAAAGGGTCAATGTTCGTACTATGAAGCAAAACTACAGTTTGAGAACGATGTCTTATTGAGAGACGATTATTACAACGAATTTATAGGGTGTAAGATACACAGTAAACATTTATGACATTACCAATTGATCCACGAATAAATCCAGTACACAAAAACCTAATCGAGAATGTTAGGTTCGGTCAAGTTTGGGGACATTTGCCCCCAGAAGAAGGAGTCTTTGATTTCTTTCTAAACATTAAGAACTACACGAAAGTGGAAAACATTTTAGAGTTTGGAACAAATTTTGGTTTTAGTGCATCTTATCAATTAACTTTGTTTCCCGAAGCCAACCTAGTCTCATATGATCCCCACGAATGGGTGTGTGAACAAGCCATATACACCAAAAACCGTGAAGTTAACAATGTAGAATTTCCAGCATGGATGTTAAATAAACTGGCGTATGGGGATCGATTCTATTTTCGACAGACAAGTTCTAAAAATGCACGTGTACGTGAAAAACCAAATCACTTCGACTATTGTTTCATTGATGGTGACCACACCTTCGACGGTACTGTACATGATATTGAAACGGCAAGAAAATTGGGCATCAAATATTTTGTCGTTGACAACCTGAGACCAGGCGATGAAACCACATCAGATGTATTAAGAGCAGTCGAATCTTTCGGTAATGAAATTCGGGAACTGGAAAGATACATGTATACCTCAGAGTATCCACTCTTAAAAGATGGAGAAAAGTTCTATATCAACGACGATATAGTGCTGTTTGAATTCAAC